TCGGTCCAACCGGCGTCCCACTCCAAGCGGCCCTTGCCCATGACGTCCTGGGTCTTCATGACCATCTGGGCTTTGGTTTCCGGGGAGTACTGGATCGCCCGTGCCATGGGGAAGAACTGCTTCACCAGCTGATAGACGCCCGTACCCATGCCGGTGGTGTCGATGGCGATGTCCACCACGCGATAGCGGTCGCACAGCCCCTTGATGTTGCCGGCCTGGGCATCGAAGTCCTGGCCCGGCCACTGGAACTTCTCCAATACACGGAAAGTATCCCGCTGCCGCGTGGGCAGCGCATTGACGGTGCAGCCGGAGGGATCGCCGCCGGTCGCGCCCTTCGACGGGTCAAAGCCGATGGACACCTCGGCATCGCCGACCGGCCGCGGCGCATAGACCCGGAAGTCGTCCCACGTATCCCAGCTGTCCACCATGCAGCGCTTCACCAGGTTGAACGGGAATACCGACGCGCTATCGTCAATAAACGCGCACATGAACAGCTGCTGGAACTCATCATCGCCGTACTCCAGCCGCAACTGGTCGATGTCGAACAGGTCGCAGCCACCGGCCAGCGCGTCGATGACCGAGACGATTTGCCGCCACTGTCCGTCCGCGCAGAACAGGCCCGCCGCGAGCGCGGCGTGTGACGTATCGATATCGACCCGGTCGGCTTTGGCACGCCCCTTGCTGAACTGCGCGCCCGACCAGAACGGGTAGGCGTCGTGCGTCAGCGACGACGGTGTGGAGAAGTAGGTCTGCCGCCACTTCTTGTGGCTGGACATGCCCGATGCCACCTTGCGCAGCGTCTGGAAGCTGTGGACCCAGAAGTATTCGTCGAAATACAGGTTGCCGTGATAGCTCTGCGCCGTGCGCGAGTTGGTACCCAAGAAGTACAGTGTGGCGTCGTTGGGCAGGATCAGCGGATCGCCCTTGAACTCGATCTCCGCCGCATCCTTGGCGAACTGCGTCAGGTACTGGCGGAATACGTCCGCCTGGGCGCGACTGGCCGACAGGAAAATCTGATTCCTCCCGGTGTGCATGGCATCGACCAGCGCTTCGCGAGCGAAGTACCAGGTCGCACCAATCTGGCGAGACTTGAGGATGTTGCGGATGCGCCGTTCCAGGCCTTGTTCGTGCCACGTGCGCTGGTAGGCGAACAGCGAATCGAGAAAAGCCTCCCGTAGCCGTGCCGCCTGCTCGGGACTGTAGTCGTTGCGCACCGGCTTACGCCGCGCCTTGGCGTTGCGGTTGGCCACCGCGGGGTTGAGGTCGCCTTCGTGCCCGCCCGGCGCTTCGTAGCGGCGCACCCGCGCCAGGCGCTCAATCTGCCGCGTGAGCAGATCGATTTCCTTGTAGTCCCCGCCGCTCTTGGGTTCTTTCATGATCAGCTGGCACAGGCGCACGTCCAGCTGCATTTCCACGCGATCAATGGAGCGTGCGGAGGCCCACGCATCGCGCTGTTTCCACGATTCCACCGTGGCGCGGGGCAGCACCAGATGCTGCGCAATCTCGGTCACACCCCAGCCTTGAAAGAACAGGCTGCGCGCGTGTCGTCGGGGGTCCATCGTCGGCATGAGCATGCGCGACAGCGTAGGGACGCCATGCCGGCGCTTCGCTCTGCGTTCGTTCTGTTGCATGCCATGCAGAACAACCGCGCGTTGCCGCGCTCTGCGTGCGTCCCGATGCTGGCCGCCTACCGACTCCCATCATCTGCACCGAGGCCCACGCATGCCGGCACCGACCAAGAAATCCAAGAAGTTCCGCATCTTCACCGAGGGTGCCACCGTCGACGGCCGCGTGGTCGAACGCGCCTGGATCCGGGACATGGCCGCCACCTACGATCCGGCGAAGTACCGCGCCGGCATCAACATCGAACACATTCGCAGCGCCCTGCCCGACAGCCCGTTCAAGAACTACGGCTTCGTGGATGCGTTGGACGCGACAGAGAACGCCACCGGCAAGCTGGAACTGTTCGCCACCATCACGCCGAGCGATGACTTGGTGAAGCTGGTCGGCTCCATGCAGAAGGTGTTCACCAGCGCCGAGGTGTCGCCGAAGTTCGCCGATACCGGGCGTGCCTACCTCGTCGGCCTGGCGGTCACCGACACGCCCGCGAGCCTGGGCACGGAAATGCTCAAGTTCACCGCGCAGCATCCAGAGTCCAGCCCGCTCACCGCGCGCAAGCAGCATCCCGACAACGTGTTCGGCGAAGCGACCGAGACGGTGATCGAGTTCACCACCGAGGACACGCCTAAGCCGAGCGTGCTGGCGAAGGTGCGTGAGATGTTCCGTCGTAAGGACGCGTCCGACGACGCGCGCTTCACCGACCTGGCCGCCGCCATCGAAGAAGTGGCCGAGCACGGCGAAACGCAGAGCACGCAGACCGCGCAGATGTTCCAGACCGTGGACGCCACGGTGGCGCAGCACAAACAGCGCGTAGACGAACTGACCCAGCGCCTGGAAGCCGTCGAGCAGAAGTTTCACACCACGCCCGCGCCGGCCGCCAATCGCCCCCAGGCCAACGGCCCCGGCCTGGTGCTGACCGAGTTCTGATCGCCGCCCCTGCGCCTTCCATACCGATAAAGGACACCCATGAAGAAACACACCCGCTTGGCCTTCAATGCCTTGGCCGCACAGATCGCCAAGCTCAACGACGTACCGAGCGCCACCGAGAAATTCGATGTGCAGCCCTCCGTGCAGCAGACCATGGAGAACCGCATTCAGGAGTCCAGCGACTACCTGCGCCTGGTCAACGTTCAGCCGGTGACCGAGCGGATCGGCGAGAAGCTGGGCCTCGGCATCAAGGGGCCGTCGGCCAGCCGCACGAACACCAGCGGCGGCAAGCGACGCAACCCGCGCGAAATGCACGACCTGGACGCCAAGCCGTACGAGTGCTTCCAGACCAATTTCGACACTTCGATCCGCTACGCCACCCTGGACGCCTGGGCGCACTTCCCGGACTTTCAGCCGCGCGTGGCCGGCGAGCTGGTCCAACAGCAAGCGCTGGATCGCCTGATGATCGGCTGGAACGGCACGAGCGTGGCCGCGGATACCGACATCGACAAGAACCCGCTGCTGCAGGACGTCAACAAGGGCTGGCTGCAGGTGCTGCGCGAGCAGGCACCGGCGCAGGTCATGAAGGAAGGCAAGGCCGGAGCCGGTGAGGTGCGTATCGGCCCCGGCGGCCACTACGCCAATCTGGACGCGCTGGTGTATGACGCGATCCAGATTCTGGCCCCGTGGTTTCAGGAAGACACCGGCCTGCGCGTGCACGTCAACCGCAAGCTGCTGCACGACAAGTATTTCCCCAAGATCAACCAGGAACAGCGCGCCACCGACGAACTCGCCACCCAGGTGCTGGTGAGCCAGAAGCTCATGGGCGGCCTGACCGCGCTGGGCCTGCCGTACTTCCCGGGCACGTCATTGCTGATCAGCCGACCGGACAACCTGTCGATCTACTACCAGACCGGCGGCCGCCGTCGCCTGCTCAAGGACGAACCGGAATACGACCGTATCGCCGACTACCAGTCGAGCAACGACGCCTATGTCATCGAGCGGCTGCGCGGTGCGGTGCTGATCGAAAACGTCGTGCTCGGCAACTGGACCCAGGCTCCGTAAGGCCCGCCGCCATGCCCTCACCCGCCATGGAACATCTGATGCGCGTGCAGGCCGCCCAGGCGACCGCGAACGCGGCGCCGGGCGCGGCGGTGGATAGTTCCACCTCCCACGCTCATGCCCTGATCCGCGCCAAGCTGGACACCGACCGCCGCCGCTTGAAGCTCCTGCAATCGGTGGAGCGGAAGATCGAGGTCAAGCGCGAACTGCTGCCCGACTACGAAGCCTATGTGGACGGCGTCTTGGCCGGCGGCCAGGGCGTGCAGGACGACGTGCTCGGCTACGTGCTGTGCTGGCGGATCGACGTGGGCGACTTCGCCGGTGCGCTGCCCATCGCCCGCTACGTGCTGACGCACAACCTGTCGATGCCCGACCGCTTCCAGCGCACCACCGCCACGCTGGTGGCCGAGGAACCGGCCGAGCAAGCGCTCAAGGCCTACACCGCCGGCAAGCCCTTCGACGTGGCGGTCCTGCGCGAGGTCATGAACGTGACCTTGCCCTACGACATGCCCGACCAGGTGCGCGCCAAGCTGCACTTCGCGCTCGGCCGCCTGCTGGCCGAGACCGAACCCGGCGAAGCGCTGGTGTATCTGCGCCGCGCCGTGGAGCTGTACGACAAGGTCGGCGCCAAGAAAGACATCGAGCAGCTGGAGCGTCGGCTGCGCCACCTTCCCGGCGATAGCGCCGTTACCGAACCGCCGCCGCAAGGCGGCCCCTGAGCCTCCCCTGGCGCCGCGGCGGCACGGGTGGCGAGGGTCGCCCACGGGCGAACACCGACCCACCCGTCCACCGCCGCATTTCACGAGACCCCGATGGGCACCCTGACTGGCAACGGCGGCGCAACCGCCACCCCTCCCTCCGACGACGGCCCGCCGATCCGCAACGACGGTTTCTGGCCCGATATCGACCTCGGCGCCCTGCGCGCCTCCACCCGCCTCACCGGCAACGTCACGGCGGCACGCCTGCGCACCGCTGCTGTCGCCGCGGTGCTGTTCATCAATGCGCAGCTGGCGGCGTTCCGTGCCACGAAGATCGCCCAAGGCTGGGACTCGGCGGCTGACATGGACGAGACCATCGACGGCACCTCGGTCCTGGTGCAGCGCTACCGGCGCGCTGTGGCGTGCAGCGTGCAGGCGGACCTGGCCGAGCGCTACCGCGATTGGGACACCACCCGTGCGGGCGACTACCGCGCCGAATCGGAGACCGCCGCGGC